AGATGGCTTAATAGAAGAAGTAGGATATTTCTCAAGTGAGTTAGTACAAAACGGAAACTTTAGTGAATTAGGAAGCGAAATTATACCTGACCCAAATTTTGACACAGACAGCACTTCTTATTGGTCTATTGCATCTACAGGTGGCACACCAAGAGCTACAAAGAGTTATATTGATACGTTTGAAGGTAAGTTTATGCGATTAACATATGATTTAGCAAATGGTGCTGCTATTAATAGAGGAGGTGCTATTGTATCAGGTAAATCTTATAGAGTTACTTTTAGAGCTAAAGGAACAGCAAATTCAGCATTTGCAAGTGTAGGAAACAATGGAGATTTAGGAACAGTAATATCGAATCCAACTTTAACTACAAGTTTTCAAAATTATGAGTTTTACATAACAGCAACTCAGACTACTTTTAGATTATATTTATCTACAAGTGCAGTTAATATTGGAGACACTTTAGATATTGATAACATATCAGTAAAACAAGTTGATCCTAATGATAGATGGACTTTAGGAACAGGATGGGTTTACGGAGCAAATAAAATAAGTAATACAGGGGGTGCAAATTTTTCAGATGCTACACAAAGTAACTCAAATATAATTATTGGCAATACATACAAAGTTTCATATACTATTTCTAACTACACAAGTGGCTCAATAAAATTTATAATGAATAACAATTCTGCAACAGGTGTAGAAAGAAATGCAAACGGAAACTATGTTGATATTATAGTTTCAAACAGTCAAGGATATTCCATAAGAACACAAGGTAGTGGTTTTGTTGGGGATATATCTAACATAAGCGTAGTAGAAGTACAAGGCGATAGACCAAGATTAAGTTACGATATAACAAATGGAGTAGTAGAAGATAAACCACATTTACTTTTGGAAAATAGTGCTACGAATCTTGTTACCTTTAGTGAGGATTTCAGTCAGTCTGCTTGGGTTAAAGAAAATTTAAGTGTTATAGCAAATCAAGCTATATCTCCTGATGGAGGTTTAAATGCTAATAAAATTATTGAAAACAATCAAAACACTTTTCATTTATGCTTACATACAGTAACCACATCTTCATCTGCAAATTATCTTTGGTCTGTTTTTGTAAAAAAAGGTACAAGAACTAATGCGTATATTTATTTTAGAACTAATGGAGGCTCTACAAGATATGGTTTTAATATTAATTTAGAAAATGGTTTAATAACCGATACAGAATCTTATGGCTCTGTAACAAATGTAGAAACAAATGTAGTTTATTATGGTAATGATTGGTATAGGTGTAGTATCAGGATGGGTAACACATCAGGATATATATCAGGTATTGTTGCACCAAACAACAATTCTACTACTAACGGAATCAACAATGAATATCAAGGAGATGGAACAAGTTATATATATGCTTGGGGCGCACAATTAGAACAGCAATCATACGCTACATCATACATACCCACAGCAGGAACTACTATTACAAGAGCTGCTGAAACTTGTAACAATTCTAAACCAAGTGTAAATAGTACAGAGGGTGTTTTATATGCAGAGATAGCTGCACTTGCAGATGACCAAACATTTAGAAATATATCAATAAGTGATGGTGTAGGCACAAACGCAATTAGAATGAATTTTAACACTACATCAAATAGAATATCATCTATAAATAGAGTTGGTAATAGTAATAGTGCTTTTATAAGCTATGATGCTACTGATATAACACAATATCAAAAAGTAGCTTTTAAGTTTAAAGTAAATGATTTTGCTGTATATGTAAATGGAACAGAGATAGGAACAGATACTTCAGGTGCAGTAAATAGTGCAGGTGCTTTAACAACTTTAAATTTTGACCAAGCAGATGGTGGAAGTCCATTTTATGGAAAAGTAAAAGGTTTAGCAGTATATAACGAAGCATTAAGCGAATCACAACTTATGCAACTAACAGGCGTAACAGCATCATCAATATATAACAACTTTGTAACAAGAACAGCATCCTTTACAGTAGAAGCATTAAACGAAGTTAAAAAAGTAATAGATAATTTATAAGATATGGATATACCAAGTTTATTTATGATTCCCTCAGCAGTTAGTTCAGGCAAAGTACATTCTGTATTTCCTAACTCAACGGATGCTGATTTTGACTTTAATAGAGATTCGGATGCTACTCGTGTGAATAGTGAGGGTTTAATAGAAAGAGTAGGTTATTATGGTAGTGAATTAATTACAAATGGCGACTTTGCGACAGATTCTAATTGGACTAAAGGCTCAGGATGGAGTATAAGCAATGGTGTGGCTATTTCAAGTGGTATTCAAACAGGAAACTCTAATTTCTATCAAGTAGTTTATACAACAAGTAAGGTTTACAATACAAGGCTTAAGGTTATAGCAATTAATGGAACTTTACGAGTGTTTACAGGTACAGGGGCAGCAAGTCTTACTATAACAGAAGTAGGCGATTACGAGGTTTTAGATAAATTAGCAGATTCTTCTACAGTTTTATACTTGCAAGTTACAGCAGGTACAACAGTAACTATTGACAATGTAAGCGTAAAAGAAGTATTAGGCGACAGAGCAAGATTAAATTATGAAATAGAGGGAGGTTTAGTAAACACAAAGCCATCACTTTTATTAGAGCCACAAAGCACAAATATAGTTACATATAGTGAGGACTTTAGTCAATCGTATTGGACTAAAAGCAACACAACTATAAATGTAAATCAAAGCACATCTCCTGATGGAACTTTAAATGCAGATAGTATTGTTAGTTCAACAACAAATAGTGTACATTTTCTTAGACACACATTTGTAGCTGTGAGTGCAAACACACCTCATACTTATTCCTTTTTTATTAAAGCTAATGGTTATACTAAGTTTGGGGTAAGAGATAATGCACAAACAGGAGCTTACTTAACATACGATTTAGAAACAGAAAGCATAATAAATTCTGCATCAATGACCGTTGTTGTAAATAAACTAAAAGATGATTGGTTTAAATGTTCTTTCACATCTACAATAGGAAGTAATGGAGTAGCAGGATATGCTTTTTATTTATTAGATGACTCCTATACAACAGGATACCTTAACACATATAGTTATACAGGAGATGGTGTAAGTGGTTTTTACATATATGGCTTTCAGTTAGAGCAACAAAGCTATGCAACAAGCTACATACCAACAAACGGAAGCACACAAACAAGAGCAGCAGAAACCTGTAATGGTGCAGGTACATCTTCTATTCTACCAAGTGAGGAGGGAATATTATATGCTGAAATAGCAGCTTTAGTAACAGGTGGAGAAAACAGAGTAATAACTATATCAGATGGCTCTTATAATAATTCATCAAGAATACAACTTTACACTAATACAAATGAAATAGAAATGCGTACTGTTGTTGGTGGTGCAATACAAGCGTTAGAAAGAGTTGCAATCTCAAACACTCTTGATTTTAATAAAATAGCATATAAATACAAAGCAAATGATTTTCAGCTATATGTAAATGGTTCTAAGTTGAGGTTTGACACAAATGGTAGCGTGTCTGCAGCAGGAACATATAATACAATTAATTTTGATGATGGAGGGGGTAACGCAGATTTCTATGGAAAAGTACGAGATATAAGAGTATATAACACTAAAGAGATGACAGATTCAGAGGTAGATATATTATTAACTAAAATAACAAGTTAAAATGAAATATAAATTTAATAACAGAAAAGAAGCTCTACAAAAAGTAGATGCCTTACCTACACCTCACTCGCATACAATCAATCACTATGCAGAGGAAGATCAGTATATAGTAGAGGTAGAGTGGAAAGGCAAACAATTATGGACAAATAAAAAAAAGAAAAATGATAAAAGTAAGTAAATACGAGTTTGATTCAGAAGAACAAGCATTAGGCAAAATAAACGCTTTACCAAGTGTAAAAGATGAAGAGGGAAACGATGTACCATCTCACAAACATACTGTAGTGAAGTTAGGTAACATTGTCTTAGAGCAAGGCGAGTATGATGAGAACGGAGACGAAACAAAAGCACCTGTACTTTCCGAAAAGTATCACGTTGATGTATTATGGAAAGACATTGAAGAAACTGATGAGGAGGGTAACGTAAGTATAGACCACCCTTACGGATGGAAAAGCTATGCAATAGATTTAGATAACGAGGGTATGCACGGATTTATGGGCGTGTCGTACCAAGAAAATAAAATGTAATGGCAGAGCTAAGTCCAGAAAGCAAGTTTAATTTATCTCTTAAAGAGGTTGTAGGCGCAGTAGTAGGACTATCGAGTTTGTTTGGTATTTATTTTACTTTACAAGCAAGTGTAGAAGCAAACACACAAGATATAGATGCACTAAAAAGCAATAGTGTAAACCCTGTTGAGTTTTCTTACAAAGATAAATTAGTGCGAGAATCTGTATTAAGGCTTGAAGAAAAACAAGACATTATGGGGGAGGACGTAAAAGAAGTTAAAGAACAACTTAACAAGATTGACGAGAGATTGTATCAAATTAGTAAACAAAAATGAGATTATGTGTAATAACTGTATTCTTATGGACTTTTGCGAGTTTTGCTCAAATTGAGGTAATTCAATTTAGTGCAGAGTTCTTAAAAGAAAACGAAGTATCCTTAAAGGCATTTAGAAGTTATGAAACAAAAACTTTATATATGTCTAAGGAAAGTGCTATGTTTAAAAAATTAGACATTAAATATATTCCCACTTTAATCTTATTTAACAACGGAGAAGAAATTATAAGAGTAGAATCAGGTATATCCCTTAAACTTCCTGATAATGCAATACGAAGAATCGAAGAAGAAATAGAAGAAATAATAGACAGCAAATTTTAATTATGAGAACACTTATTACATTTATTTTGTTTTTTGTAGTTACACAAACTACATCACAAAACCTGTTTAAGAAAATATACAAAGACTTATTTAAGTACAGTACTATTTATGTAGCAGGAAACGTAGACAATCCTAAAGAACAACCTAAAGATTATTTTGTAAGAACAAATCCTGATGGTAATTTATATGCACCTCCTGTGGTAGTTGATGGGACAGATTACTATGACTTTGATTATCGTTATGGTTTTGGTATTAGAAAGATAGCAAGATTTGATTACGAAATAAAAGGTAAACACTACTACGATGGCACAGAAAACAACATAGGACTTTCTGCAAGTAACTCTCCTGTAAGTGGTTTAGAGTACACCTTTCACTTTGAGAAAGAAAGGTCAAGAGACGAAATATATAAAAATCACAGATATTTTGTAAAACATAGTGGTAAATATCATATGGTAAAAGTAGAAAGCAGAAAACAAGGTAGAGTAGATTTTAATTATCAATCAGCAGAAGCAAGAGCTAAACTACCTATAGGAAAAAAATTTAGTTTTAACGCAGGAATTATTTACAGAACACACGAAAGACCTTACGGTTATAACCCAATAGAAATATGGCTTAACGAAACAAACGCTGATGGCTTTCCTATAAATCAATGGTATCAGTTAGGGTATCAGTATGGATATACAGACCAATTTGTAACAATAGATATTGACGGAGAAGAAACATTTGATTGGTATTGGTATAACGAACAAGGAGATTTAGTAGCACTTTCAGATTTACAATTTAGAGATACAGTATTTGAATCCTTGATTAACCGATTTAATAATGAGGTATGGGATGAGTTAGACTACTTTGGGGTGTTAAGCCCTGTAGTAGGTTTTGACTATTATCATTATGGAAAGGGTGGTAAATTTTGGTTACATAGTTACGGATCATACTTACTTCCGTATCACAAATACATTCAAGGAGACGTTGACTTTAGTTACCTTAACAGAAATAATTGGGGATTAGGTGGTTTAAGACACGATTCACAGCACGAACAATGGGAAGATTATCAATTAGGAGTTAGTTTTGGTTGGAAGATATCAAGATCAATAGGAGTGTTTGTTGAGGGAGAATATACAAAGTTTTGGGATTCAAAGATATATAATTCAAGTATAGGATTTAATTTTAGATTATGAGACAAATTACAAAAATCATAGTACATTGTACAGCTACTCCTGAGGGTAGAGAAGTTGACGTTGATGAAATAAGAAGATGGCACGTTGACGAGAGAGGATGGTCTGATGTTGGCTATCATTTCCACATTAAGTTAGATGGGAAACTACAAGAAGCAAGACCAATAGAAAGAACAGGCGCACATTGTTCAGGACAAAACTATTGCTCTATTGGAATCTCTTACGCAGGTGGTATGACAAAAGATATGAAAGATCCTAAAGATACACGCACACAAGCACAAAAAGAGGCTTTGGTAGACCTACTACACGAATTAAAAGAACAATACCCAAAAGCAAAGATATACGGACACAGAGACTTTTCAACAAAGGCTTGTCCAAGTTTTGATGCGAAAGCAGAATACGAATACATAAGCAACTGCTAATGGACTTTTCTGTAATACTTTTACTTCCTAATGGTTTAAATTTTGGATTTAATTATTACCCATCTGATGATACTTATGAGTATGAAGAAATGAATATATATTTATTAATAGTACAATTAAAATGGAGATTTTATGAAGAAATTTAAAGACACAAAGGTAGGCAAGTTTTTATTGTCTAAAGGTAGCGACATAGCAGGTATAGTAGGCGATGTATTGCCTGATAATGGCGTATTAGGACTTGTAAAGAACGTTCTTGACAAAGATGATAGTATGCCTCAACAAGACAAAGATATTGCGTTAGAGCTTCTTAAACAAGATGAAATAGAGATGCAAGAGGTTACTAAAAGACTTGAATCAGACAATGAACACAATGTAACAAGGTTAGTAAGACCTGTTAGTTATGCAGCTATGTTTATTTTGTATATGAGCTGTATTTTTTTTGATGGTAATTTAGGAGAGTTCCAAATAAGAGAACAATACATACCAAGTATTACATCATTGTTTTCTACAATGACAATATTTTATTTTGGAAGTAGAGGTCTTGAAAAAGTAATGAAAACTATAAATAAAAAATAGCCCTATATATGATTCTTATATATGAATTACAGAGTAGGTTGTTTAAGGGATTCTTATATATGATATATATATAGGCAATTTATATCTTTTTTTTGTAACTTGCAAGTATGCCAAGAAAAATTTCAAGAAAAAATTTAATAAAAAAACTTGACAAGATATTTAGCGAATACATAAGACTAAAATATGCAGACAAGAATGGCATAGTATCTTGCTATACTTGTGGCAAGAAAAAATACTGGAAAGGAGACGGAATGCAGAACGGACATTTTATCTCAAGAAGATCAAGAATACTTCGATGGAGAGAAGATAACTGCAGACCACAATGTTATTCTTGTAATGTAATGCGATATGGTGAATCGTATATTTTTGGTGTTAAGCTAAATCAGGAGTATGGATATAACATAGCTGACGAACTTTTAATAGAAAGTAAAAAAATTATAAAACAAAGTGATGAGGATTTAAAAAATTTGATTAAATTGTATGAAGATAAAATAAAAGAGACATAGTTTTTTCCTTTAATTTGTTTTTTATTTAGGGAGCTTTACTTCGGTAAGGCTCTTTTTTTTATTAACAATAGTTGGTATTTAAAATATTTTTTATAACTTTAAGAAAAAATAAAATTTATGGAAAGTCCAAAAGATGAGTTAATAGAATTGTATTATAGAAGAATACAAGCTATGACTTTTAAAATAGAACAATTAGAAAAACAATTAAATTATGAAAGGAAAAATTAAATTTATACAAGAAAAAGGAGAATGGTCAAATAGTTCTGGCACATTCAACAAGTTTCAAGTTACGTTTGACGATGGTCAAAGTTTTCAGTTTCTTGCAAAGGGAGACTTTAAGCGAAAGATTGGAGACAATGTAGAATACGAGATCACCAACAAACAATATGGAACTGCAAAGTTAGTTTACACACAGCCACAAGCGACACAAAGTAAAGATGTAACAATATCTAAGTTAGCGTGTTTAAAGGCTGCTGCTGAGTTTAATGCAGGCAGACCACAATCAGATAGAGTAAGTGTCGTAGAAGATGCGAAACACTTCTATAATTGGATAATAAGTTAAGTTATGCCAATAAGCAACGAAATATTTGAAACGTTTAGAATACAGGAACGAGCAAGAGAGCAATTAAGAGCAGTAAGACTGTTAGCTAAACAAGGTTATACTATAGTAGATTTAGAGGGACAAATCATAAACAAAACAAACATTGATAGTATTTATGAAAGAGACTCGATAAAAGATCTAAAGTATAACAGAAGACCGAAAAAAAAGTATATAAAAAATAATAATTAAAAAATGAATAAAATGTCAATAACAGGAAAAATAGCAAGAATATTAGAAACTGAAGAAAAAGGAAACTTTAGAGTAAGAAAGCTAATATTAGAAACAAACGAGAAATATCCACAGACAGTAAGTTTAGACTTTGTGCAAAACAATGTTGGACTTTTAGACGATGTAATATGTAAAGTAGGAAATAGTGTAGAGGTATTTTACAACGTAAGAGGTAGAGCTTGGGAAAAGGAGGGTAAGACTTTATACTTTACTTCTCTACAAGGATGGAGAGTTAGAGAATATAAAGAAGAAGTAACCACTAAAGACCAAGCACCAGACAGAGAAGATGACTTACCATTCTAACAATCAGGGGGTTTAGCGACCCCCTTTTTTTATGCTTATAAACTATTCAGAACATATAAACCGACTAAACGACTTCCGTAAAGGCAAAGTAAAAGAATCCCTTACGTTAGGAATAAAAGAACTTGATACACACTTTAGGTTTGTGCATAGCAATTTGGTAATGTGGTTAGGATTTCCAAATATAGGCAAGACACATTTTGTAATATATATAATGATGTTGTATGCCATAAAGCACAACTTAAGGTTTTTAATTTTCTCAAGTGAGAATGATCCTGTCAGCCTGATCAGGAAAATGATTGAGTTCTATTTTGGTTTACCAATCAATCGTATCGAAGAAGCTGATTATCAAAAGGGTGTAGAATTTGTAGACAGACATTTTAAGTTTGTAGATTGCTCTAAACAATACACCTATACAAGTTTATTAGCTTTAGCAACCAACATTAAAAATGCTTGGGACTATGATTGTTTGATGGTTGATCCTATAAACTCTTTAAAAAAAGAAATAAAAGTAGGTAGCAATTCTTTTGAGTATGGCTACGAGCAACTCACAGAGTTAAGGATATTCTCCAAAAAATATAATGTTGCTACTTGGGTGTGTCTACACACAAACACAGAAGCGCTAAGAAAGGTACATCCTAAAGGACACGACTTTGAGGGTCAACCTGCTGTACCAAACTATGCCTCAGCAGAGAACGGACAGATGAATGCATCACGATCTTGTGATTTTGTAACACTTCATCGTTATATATACGACAAAAGAGATTGGATGTACACCAGAATGTATGTAAGTAAAGTAAAAAATCAGGAATTAGGTTACAGACCAAACTCAATGAATGAGCCTATAATGTGGAAAAGTATTATTAATAATGTAGGATTTGAAATAGCAGGAAAGAATCCTGTACTATATCCAACAAAAAAACAACTAACCATTGACAACACTACAGAAAATAGCAGAGAAGCATAATGATTGGTTACGCATAGTAAAGAGCTTTGGCTGTGATGGCGACAAATGCGAGGACATCGTCCAAGAGATGTACCTAAAAGCACACACCTTAATAAATAGTGGTACAGACATAAGTTACGGAGAGGACATAAACCACTTCTACATATACAGAATTTTACGCAGTTTATTTATAGATTTATGTCGCAAAGAGGCGAAAGTAACAAAAGTAAACCTTGATTACTTAGAAAGGTTTGTACAGGAAGAAGAAATAAAAGAATACAAAGACATAGAGGGTAAAATGAAGCAATTAGATAATCTGCTTGACAAAGTCTATTGGTATGATAGAAAAGTATTTGATTTAATTAGCGAGGGAATGAGTATAGCAGAATTATCAAAGAAGTCAGGGATCAGTTATTACTCTTTATATAACACATACAAAAATGTAAAATTATTAATTAAAAATAACATACAATGGGATTAGGAGACTTAATAGAAAAGATAACAACCTACACAGGTATCAAATGGGTAGTAAAAAAGATATTTGGAAACAAGTGTGGATGCGATAAACGTAAAAAAAATTTAAATGACAAAGTAAAGCTATGGTAGAAAAAGACTTACAAAAGTGGTATAAGTTTTTGGGTAGACCGAGACCTAACGAACTTAACCGAGAAGAAATAAAGTTAGTAGCAGAGTTACACTCTAAATACTATGGTCATAAGTATCACGAGCCTTGTACCTGTAATGGAAGCATTTACAAAAAATGGATTACAGAACTTAACAGACTTGTATGAAAGTAAGTAAAAATAGATGGGCGTATAGTTTTAAAGAGGGAACTGATACTGAGAATAAATTTAAAGAACTTTTACAATCAAAAGGTTATGAGGTTATTAAGTCTACAAAAAAACAAGACATCTACGATCATATTGATTTTTATGTTAATGGGTATGGTATAGATGTAAAAGGTAGAAGATATACACAAACTATTTGGTTAGAGATACAAAATGTAAAAGGTAAGGATGGGTGGTTAAAAGGTAAGGCTAAATATATTGTTTTTGATATATTAGATATGCAAGAGTTTGTTTTTTTCTATCGAGAAGATTTATTAAAATATGTTCAGCAATTTAACGAATTAACAGAAAACAAAAAAGATTATTTAAAATGGTACTCAAGAAAAAAATGGAATAGAGAAGATAAGATAATAAAAGTAAAATACGATTACATAAAACATTTGCAGATTAAAACATATTCTTATTAATAAATTTAATTAACATTTGTTAATATAATATTTTTTTGTATATTGCAGTAAATAAAAACAATTATGAAAACACTTATAGACGAATTAGTAATATTAGAAGATTACGCAGTAACAGGTACTTTTGCTTGGAGATCAGACATTGATCCTAATTGGAAGCCAATGATATGGAACGAGACTTTTGAATGTTGGACAAAAGATTACTGTGGACAAAAAGATAGATAACTTAAAAGACTTAGAGATTTGGACTGATCTAAACTTCTTGACTTCTATTGTTCAGAAACAACTAAACAAAAACAAGACAGAGAATTTAGAGAAGATGTCAGAATCTTTAATTAGGATTGTGTTTTACTTTCAAGAATATTCCAACAACATACGACTATACAAAAAAGCACTATCAGAATATAAACAAACTAAAAACCGAACAATTGAAAGAGCAAGAAGATCAGAACAAGAAAACGAAAGACTACGAAAACAAAATGAAAGCCTTAGCATTTAGCTACTTAGGAATTATATTTACTTTATTATGGATTATATTCAGCTCTTAGACGGAGAACGATTTAGAAAGCAGGAGATATTAGAACTTATGAAAGATGATGAGTTTTACTATGGCTATTTAGGAAAGGCAGCTTTAAGCTCCTCATCAATCAAACTACTATTAGATAGTCCTAAGAAATACAAATACGTTACCGAGTATGGATCACAAGAATCAAATGCTTTAGATGCAGGATATTTATTTCATACCTGTATCCTCGAACCACACATTTTTGAGAAACAAATCTTTGTAGATGTGCAAAGCAAAAACACAAAGGCATATAAGTTAGCTAAAGAAGAATACGGCAGAGTGTTTACAAGAAAACAAAAAAACGATGCAGAAAGATTAGCTGATGCTTTCTTTAGGAATGAACACGCTTTACAACTAATAACTAAATGTGAGTTTGAAGTTCCTGCAATAGGTATGGTGCAAGGTTATCCATTTAGAGGTAAAGCAGATGTCCTTGATTCTTATAGAGTGGTTGATCTTAAAACAACAAGCGACTTAAAAGCATTCCCCTATGCAGCAAGAAAATATGGATATGATGTACAAGTGTATATTTATTCAGAACTATTTAATAAACCTTACGAGGAGTTTAAGTTTGTAGCTATAGACAAAGGATCATTAGATATAGGTATCTATGATGTAAGTGAAGAGTTTTATTTACAAGGCAAAGCGAAAGTAACAAAAGCATTAGAAACATTTGAGACATTTTTTATTAACGGAGCAGACTTAGACAGCTACTGTATAAAAGGAACTTTATGAGAGAGGCAAATAAAATAGCAAAACATATTATAGAAATATCAGGAGTAAATGTGTTTGAGAATTGTAGAAAAAGAAAGTTTGTAGAAATGAGGTCTTTGCTTACGTTTATGTTGAGGCATCATTGTAATATGAAGTTTACAGATATAAGAGACTTTTACAAAGCTAATGGAAAGAGTTATGATCACGCTACAGCTATATATAGTTTAAGAGCATTTGAAATGCACAGAAGATACAATTCCCTATTAGACAAGTATTTTGATATAGCTCTACTTCGAGTAAGAAACAAATCAAAATTGAGACGTGCATTACTAAATCACATCATAGACTACACAAAATCAAAAGACTTAAAAAGACTATTAAAGATAGTAGATACATTACCCTTAAAACAATTAGATGGAAAAGAACAAAAACAAAAGAAAAGAGATACCCCTGTATAGTGGGTTAGTAAAATACTTCCCTGATGCACTATGCGAGGTAGCAAGAGTTAGTTACATAGGAAGTAAACAACATCACCCTGACAAAGAGATACATTGGGATAGAGAAAAGAGTAGTGATGATTTAGATGCATTGATGCGACACCTAATTGAGAATGGTATGCACGACATAGATGGAGTAAGACACTCAGCAAAAATAGCTTGGAGAGCATTAGCACACCTACAAAAAGAAATAGAGGGAGACAGAGGCGAACAATGGTACATAGACCAATACAATCGCAACAGACTGCCACACGATCAAATAATATCAGGAACAGAATAATAATCAATAACTAAATTTAAAAACAATGGAAACACTAAAAAAAGGAAAATTTAAACCTAATTACCCAATCAACAAATTAAAGTATGCAAAAGTTAATAGAGATATGACAGTTAATCACGCTGAGAACTTTAAAACAAAACTCATAGACTATGGATGGATGATGCCAATAGTAGCATCAGTAACAGGCGATGTATTAGAGGGACACCACAGAATAGAAAGTGCGAAGCTACTAAAACAAGAAACAGTACCTGCTTACATAGTAGATTGGATAGACACTAAACAAGTTAAAGAACATTTAGATTGTATTATAAGTCTAAACAACGGAAACAAAGCGTGGAGTATGTTTGACTACCTAAAAGCATTTGCAGATCAAAACGAGGACTATAAAATAGTTTATGATGCTTATATGAGCAACTCTAACAATGTATCAGTAGGAAACGTAATAAACATATTCTTTACAAGAGGACAACACGCTAATAATAGTAAATTTAAAAAAGGCACAGCTAAAATAGAAGATATAAAGTTTGCTAATTATCTTTTACATAATATTTCTAATTTGTATGAAAAATATGGTCGTAGAAGAATACAAGCATATTGTGTTAGAGAGTTTGTAAAAGTAGCATACGCTAAAGCACAAAAAAACAAAAAAGCAGTAGAATACTTATTTAAACAATATGAAAAGATGGCAAAGAGAGATCATTTAGCTATATCATCTATAAGTGAGTTTAAGCCTATATTAGAAGTGTATTTAAACGATTACAAGTTAATGTCAAAGTAATGAAGATACTAAATCTTTATGCTTGTTTAGGAGGTAATAGATATAAGTGGGGAGATGACCACGATATTACAGCTGTAGAATGGGATGAGGAATTAGCAAGATTATACCAAGAGAGATTTCCAAAAGACAAGGTAATAGTAGCAGATGCACATCAATACTTGTTAAATTACTACAAAGAGTATGATTTTATTTGGAGTTCTCCACCTTGCCCAAGTCATAGTAGAATAAACATAAGTCAATACACGAGAGATAATTGGACACCAAGATATCCTGATATGGCATTATATCAAGAAGTAATTTTTTTAGATAATTATTATAAAGGACAATATGTAGTTGAGAATGTTATACCTTTTTATGAGCCTTTAATACCTGCAAAGAAAAGAGGTAGACATTTATATTGGTGCAATTTCAGACTACCTAATACACTAAGTAAAAGAAAAAACCCTGACTTATCAAGAACAAAAAACTTAATAGATGCTATGTCAGAGTTTCACGATTACGACTTTAAAAAATATAAAGGCAAACAAAGAATGAATAAAATAGCAAGAAACCTTGTAGATTATGAAGCAGGTAAAACTATATTAGATACAGCTATGGGAATAATGACAAAGCAAGACACGAAACAAACAGAACTATGGTAAACAAAAAATACACAACAATACAAAGAATAAAAAGATTAGAGAATATAGTAAGCCAAATCTATATGAGTGTAGAGGTAATAAAAAAGCAGTTAGATGAAAATAAATAATATTTATTTAGGCAACGCAGTAGAGCTGTCAAAACAAATAGAAGATAATAGTATTGATTGTATTATAACATCCCCACCATATTATAACTCAAGCCATAAATATCAAAGAGGAACAGGTTTTCATTATACAGCAGATGTAGGAGAGCCTTTGTATGTTATTGTTGATTTTTTTGCAGCAATAAAACCAAAACTTAAAGAAGATGGCATAGCTTGTCTTAATTTAGGTTTTAGTTATGGAGAAACAGGCGTAATGCGCCCTTTTGATATAATTAACAGATTGAGGGAAAAACAAGGATATTTTATAAATGATATAATTATTTGGCACAAAAACAATCCAATACCAATGAATAAAAGATTGACAAATGCTATAGAGTATATATTTGTTTTAAGCAAACATCCTATAGGAAAATACTATACAAATACATACACACATAATGTTTGGAAGTTTCCTGTAGATAAAGGTGGTAGAAATCATAGTGCTGTATTTCCAATTACATTACCTAAATTATGCTTAGAACATTTTACAAAAGAAGATGATTTAGTCCTTGATCCTTTTATGGGTAGTGGTACTACAGCTTTGGCTTGTACAGAAATGAAGCGTAATTATATAGGTTTTGAAATTAACAAAGATTATATTAAAGTAGCAAATGAAAGAATTAACACAACTCAAAAAAAGTTATTTTAACGTTATATAATTGATTAATCAATCTTTTTCAATTATGGATAAACGTAAACTTAATGGTGGTAAGAGAGAGGGAGCAGGAAGAAAACCTAAGACAGAAGAAGTAAAACTAATAGAGAAACTTACACCACTTGAGCCATTAGCATTTGAAGCTCTTAAAAAGGGTTTAGAGAAAGGCGACTTTAAATATGTACAACTATACTACAACTATGTAGCAGGTAAACCAAAAGAAACAAAGGACATACACATAAACGAAGATGTACCTTTATTTATTGATTAATGCAAATAACCAAAACCTTAGCACTAAACAAACTACGAGAACTAAACAAAAGAGTTCGTATTATAAGAGGGGGATCATCAGCAGGTAAAACAATAGCAATCATAGCAATCCTTATAGACTATGCAATTCGCAACAAGGGAAAAGAAATAAGCATAGTAGCTGAATCAGTACCACACTTACGTAGAGGCGCTTTAAAAGACTTTCTAAACATCCTTAAGGCATTGAATAGGTATGATGACAGAAAGTTCAACAAAAGTACCTTAAAATACGAATTTAGTACAGGTAGCTATATAGAGTTCTTTAGTACAGACCAACCTGACAAACTAAGAGGAGCAAGAAGAACAGACTTATTTATTAACGAGTGTAACAATGTTAGCTTTGATTCTTACCAACAATTAGCAGTTAGAACATCAGGTAACATTTGGTTAGACTACAATCCTGCTAATTTATTTTGGGTAGACAAAGAACTAATAGGACAGCAAGATGCAAACTTTATAACCCTTACTTATAAAGACAACGATAGTCTTCCTAAATCAATAGTAAAAGAAATAGAGAAAGCCAAAGAGAAAGGTAAGACATCAACCTATTGGGCAAATTGGTGGAAAGTCTACGGACTTGGTCAGATAGGTAGCTTAGAGGGTGCGTGTATTCCTGATTGGAAACCTATTGATAACATACCAAGTGAAGCTAGATTGCTTTGTTCAGGGTTAGACTTTGGCTACTCGGTTGATCCCTCAACAATTATAAGACTATACAAATGGAATGATGCTTATATATTTGATGAGGTACTTTACAGAAAGGGAATGTTAAATAGAGACCTCAGCTACTTTATTAAACAGAACGAGATGCGAGAACAAATATACGCAGATAGTGCAGAGCCTAAGTCTATTCAAGAACTAAGAAACTACGGACACAAAGTATATCCTGTAACAAAGGGTAGAGATTCTATAGTCTACGGAATTAACCTAATCAACCAAAACGAAATCTACATTACAAGCCATTCTAAGAATCTAATAAGAGAGCTACAGGGTTATGTATGGGACAAAGACAAAGAGGGTAACAATCTACAAAAACCTACAGGTACACACCCTGATTGTATTGACGCTGCAAGATACGCATTAATGATGCAACTTAAAAATCCAAATAGAGGACAGTATGCAATTAGATAGTTTCTAAAACTTTTTTTTATTACGTTATATATATATGAAAGTAGAGGTTTATATTCCTGACACTTTAAGTGAGATCACTTTAGGTCAATATCAAAAGTATCTAAAGATACAATCTGAAAACGAAGATGAGAACTTCTTAGCTATAAAAATGATAGAAATATTTTGTGGACTAAGAGGCGATACAATAATGTCTATGAAAGCTAAAAGCATTAGAGATATAACAGCTATTTTAAGTAATATGTTTAACGAGAAGCCTCCACTTGTTAAAGAGTTTAAAATGGGTAAAAAGACTTATGGCTTTATACCTAAGTTAGAAGATATGAGTTTTGGAGAGTATATAGACTTAGACACTTACATAGGAGATATGCCAAACCTACATAGAGCTATGAGTGTTCTTTACAGACCAATTAAACTAAAAGAAAAAGAAAAATATCTAATAGAAGATTACAAAGGGGAAGAATCTGAAAAGATGAAAGATATGCCGATGGATGCTGTATTAAGTTCTATAATTTTTTTTTACAATTTAGGGATGGACTTGTCAAAAGCTATGCTGAACTTTTTGAACGAGGAGGAGATGGACTTAGTGCAACAGCAAATTTTGGGAGAAAGTGGGGATGGTATCAATCGCTTTTCGGACTCTCTCAAGGAGATATTAGAAGATTTGAAGATATCACTAAACTAAATGTACATACCTGTCTTTATGCTTTAAGTTTTATAAAAGAAAAAGCAGAGGTAGAATCAAAGAATATAAAAAGTAAATTTAATCGATGAATCAAGGAGTAAGAGGTTATTACCAAATCACAGAAACACTTAAGACTAATCTCTTAGCAGACGAGAATGTCAATACTGTAACAACAGGCGACATCTTTGATATAGACCTATCTAAACAAACAATCTTTCCTTTAAGTCATATAATAGTTAACTCAGTAGAGATACAAGAACAAGTCCTCAACTTTAACATTACAGTAATGTCTATGGATATTGTAGATCAGTCTAAGGATGAGGTAACAGACGTATTTAGAGGAAACAACAACGAACAAGATATCCTTAACACACAATTAGCTGTGGTCAATAAATTGGTAGGATTGTTAAGCAAGAGTACTTTATACCAAAACAAATACCAATTAGATGGTAATGCTTCTTGTGAGTTTTTTTATGAAAGGTTTGAGAATCAAATGGCAGGTGTAGCTTGTACGTTTAATGTATTAATCAGTAATGATATTAACGTATGCAGTTAAAAGAAACAAGGGAAGCGTTAAATAAGTTTGGCAAGTTTGTTATACAACAAGCAAGATCAAGACTAACAAAGGGCAAGAAAAACGTAAACAAGAAACTATACAACAGTTTAGAGTATCTACCATTTACAGATGGTAAGTTTATAGGTGTTAAGTTTTATATGGAACAATACGGAAAGTTTCAAGATCAAGGTGTAAAAGGTACAAAGTCAAACTATACAGAGAATAAAAAAAGTCCCTTTAGCTTCAAGTCTAAAATGCCACCACCAAAAGCATTTAAAGATTTTATTAAAAGAAAGGGTATAAAAGGTAGAGACAAGAAAACAGGTAGATTTATAACTGACAAATCTTTACAGTATTTAATAGCAAGAAGCGTATTTCAAAAAGGTATAAAGGCAAGTATGTTTTTTACTAAACCATTCAACCAAGCATTTGAGAAACTGCCACAAGAGTTACAAGAAAACTTTGTAAGAGATATAGAAAATATAATATTTGATTAATGGCACAAATACTACTTAGAAGTCCTTATTATGTAACAGTTACTACTGCATCTCATTTATCTGCACAATTAGCGTTAACGATAGATGGTACATTGCGTTATACCATCCTTAAAAATGCTACAAGCAATAGAACAGTATTTGAAATAGCAAGTTTAGCAAGAGATTATATTAATATAGTTTTTGGAGGTACAACAGTTGTTGCAGATACAATAGCTATATCTTACGTAATAACAACCTTTACAGCAGTAGATGGTGGAGGTACAGGCACAGCTCAAACAGCAGTAACACATACAGGATTAGATGGATATGGTACTTTCACATTTGGTAACAATCCAATTATAAGAGATGAAATAGATCCAACATATGTCGGAGATTGTTTAGGAAACGGAATTATATATCTGCCTGACAACACAATAGGTAAATTTATAGGGGTAAATGCTTTAGGAGTGTTAAATGTGTTCACAATAGCAGCAAACAATAATACTACAATAGCAACACCTTACAGAACATATGATATAAAAAGAGTATGCAATCCTAAATACACAAATGTAAAAATGGTTTATTTAAATCGTTATGGTATGTTCCAAGAGTTTTATTTCTTTTTAAAAAACGTAGAATCATTTAACACAAAATCAGAAACATTTAAAAGAAACATATTTGTAGAATCATCTTCATCTTATAGTATTTATAGTCATCAAAACAAAACCTTTGACAAAAATGGAAGAACAAGAGTTACACTTAACACAGACTACATAGACGAATGCTATAACGAAGTAATACAAGATATTATGTTAAGTGAGTATGTTTGGATTTATTTTAATTCAGTCTGGAGACCATCTACAATATCTACAAACTCTTTAACATTTAAAACATCAGTAAACGACAAACTAATTCAATACACGTTAGACTTAGAGTTTGCTAACGACATCATCAATAACATAGTATAATGAAGCGTGAGTTACAATTATACATACAAGATACAAGAGTAGACTTATTCAAAGACGAAACAGTAAGCCTTACAGATTCTATACAAAATGTAAGGGATATATCTAAAATATTTACAAGTTTTACAAAGACTTTTACTTTACCTGCTTCTTCCACAAATAATAAGTTATTTCAGCACTATTACAATTTTGATATTGTAAGTAATGAATCAATTAATCAAAGTGGATTTGATGCACGTAAAAAAGTAACAGCAAGAATCCAAATAAACCACTCACCCTACAAATCAGGTAAAATAAAATTAGAGGGAGTTAACTTAAAAAACAATAAACCTTATGCTTATAGAATAACATTCTTTGGAGACATAGTAGAAATAAAAGATGCTTTAGGAGATAAAAAACTTGCTGACTTAGATTTTTCTACATATGATCTAACTTACAATGCCTCAACAGTAGAAACAAAACTAACAAACATTCAAAGTTCTACAAATCATATTATAGCACCACTTATAACACATACACAAAGATTATTCTATAATAGTTTAAATTCAGCAGAAACTGCAGATGATGGAAATCTTACATATTTTACAGGTGGTGGTTCACACAATCACGGTGTAAAATGGAATCAATTAAAATATGCTATACGAGTAAACAAAATAATAGAAGCAATAGAAGCCTTAACAGAATTTGATTTTACTTTTAGTACAGACTTTTTTAAAAAGACATCTAAGCCTGAGTTTGACCATTTGTTTTTATGGCTTCACAGAAAGAAAGGAGCAGTAGAACAATTAACAGATACTCCTGAAACTAAAATAACAGGTTTTGGAGATACAACAGGTGGAGCAAGTTCAACAGGGGATTATAACTTTAGAAGTAGTATTAATGATTTTTTAGTTACTGCAGGAACAGACTTTATTACAGTAAGAGAACCTTTGAGAGATAATATGGATAAATTTGAATTAGAGATAGATGTAGCAACAGGCGAGACAGATCCTTATTCACTAAGGGTAACAAAAGATGGAAGTTTATTTTATCAAAAAAATAACATAACAGGAAGTTATATTGTAGGTGATGACAATTTAGATGAATCTTCAGGTAACGAAGATGATGATTGGATTTATGAAGCAGGAACATATGAAGTCTTAATAACACCTGATAATGCAGGAACAGTAATTTCATTAGACAAATTAGTTTGGAAAATAAACACAAACAGAGGTACAGATAGTAATTTGTTTTTTAGAACACCTGCAATCGCAATAGGAGAAACATTTACTTTTTATGTAAATAGACAAATGCCTGATATGAAGATTATAGATTTTCTTGCAGGTTTATTTCAGATGTTTAATTTAACAGCTTTTTTAGATAACAACGTAATTAAAGTTCAACCTTTAAATGATTTTTATGCAGGTGGTACTTCTTACGATATAACGGAGTATATTGATATAAACACCTCACAAGTTAATGTAGCATTACCTTTTAGAGAAATAGTTTTTAAGTTCAAAGACACAAAAACATTTATAGCAGACAAGTATGGTAAGATTAATGGTCAAGATTGGTCTGAAATAAAATACAAAGCAGGAGAAACACAACTTGCAGGAGAAATCTACAAAGTAGAAGCACCATTTGGTCATATGCAATTCGAAAGACTTAATGACGTAAACGGAGGAACACAAAAAAATATACAATGGGGATATTATGTAGACAGTAACCAAGAGCCTTACATTGGGAGTCCAATGTTATTTTATCCTATAAACATTGATACAGGAGGTATATCTTTTGTAGATGCTTTAGACGTGAATGGAGTGGCTTCAAGTCATAAACAATTGAATAACGTAAATTTACCATTTAATAGTGTTGATGAAAACCCTGCTGTAAGTTTACATCAATTAAATTTTAACCAAGAGTTTAGTGAATGGACACAGACTACTGATTTTACTAAGAGTTTATTTCTTGAATATTACTCTACTTATATTTCACAAGTATTTGATAGTAAGAATCGACTAAGCAAAATTAAAGCAAGACTACCATTAAAGATATTACTTAATTATTCATTAGCAGATAAATTTGTAATAAACGGAACAGATTATAGAATTAACAGTATCACAACAAACCTAACAACAGGCGAAGCAGATATAGAACTATTGAATATATGATAAAAAACATATTAGAGATGCTACCCTATGTAGAGGGAGGATCAGAACTTATAGACATAGCAAAGGGTAAATACAAATACCCTGAAACAGTAAAGGAAGCGTTTAACAATTTTAAAAAGCAATTATGGGACAAGTAATCGAAGCAGAACTAAAACTAAAATACGGCAATGCTATAAAAGAGGTTGAGGAATTAAAAAAAGAACTACAAGAGGTTAAAGAGTCTTTTGAAGCAAGTGATAAAGCAGCTAAAGATTCTTCAAAAAGTTCTAAAGGTTTCGGTAAAGCATTAGGTGCAATTGGTAAAGCAGGTGGTGTCATATTTTTGCTTGAAAAAGCGTTTGGATTATTTCAAGAGACGTTAGGCAAAAATCAGACAATTATTGATGCTACTGCTACAGCAACAGAATTTTTATCTATTGCTTTCAATGATTTGTTTAATTTTCTGCAAAACAATGTAGGTGCAGTTACAGGCTTTTTTAAATCTATATTTGATGATCCTAAACAATCTTTAATAGATTTTGCAAATGCATTTAAAAGAAACATACAAGAAAGGTTTGAATCTTATTTAGATACCTTAGGCTTTTTAGCAAGTGCAGTCAAGAAAGTGTTTAGTGGAGACTTTGCAGGTGCTATGGAAGATGTCAAAAATGCAGGTAAAGAATCTTTAGATGTGCTTACAGGTGTAGATGGTACTTTTGAAAAATCTGTCGAAACTGTTGGTAAAGTAACAAAAGCAGTTACAGAATATACTAAGTCAACTTATAACTCTGCAAAAGCAACAGTAGAGTTAAACAAAGAAGTACAAATAGCAGATGCGTTACAACAAGGGTTAGTAGAGAAATACGACTTACAAGCAGAACAACAAAGACAAATTAGAGATGACGAAAGTAAAAGTATTGAAGAAAGAATAAAAGCTAACGAAAAATTAGGAGAGATTCTTGACAAGCAAGAGGAGGAAATGCTTAAAAATGTTAAACTACGTGTCCAAGCAGCACAAATAGAGTTTGATAAAAATCAAGATAACATAGAAGCTAAGGTAGCACTAATAGAGGCAGAAAATGAATTAGCAGCAGTACAAGCACAAGTTACAGGTTTTAGATCAGAACAATTAACAAATATAAATTCTTTAGAAAGAGAAAGATTAGACCTAATCACAGAAGCAAACGAAAAAGAATTTCAGCTTGAAATGGATAGAGTTAAAAACAAACAAATGGCTGTTGATGCTATAGCAGGGTTGGTCAACAAAGAATCAACAATAGGAAAAATAGCCTTTATAGCAAAACAAGGTTTAGTTTTAAAAGAAATGATGTTAAATGCAAAAAAAGCATTACAAGAAATTGCAGTTAAAAGTGCTGAATCAGGAGTAGATGTATCGAAAGGTTTTACTGCAACATTAAAAGCAGGTTTTCCTCAAAACGTACCTTTACTTATTGCTTATGCAGCTCAAGCAGCAGGAGTAGTCGCTTCTATGGTGTCAGCAGTTGGTAAGGCTAAATCACAAATACCTAATGGAGGAGTAAGTGTTTCAACTCCGACAACACCAAACGCTCCTGCCTCACAAGCACCTGCATTTAATATAGTAGGTCAAAGCACAACAGATCAATTAGCAGATGTGTTAGCTTCACAAGGACAACAACCTATTCAAGCCTATGTAGTTTCCAATGATGTAAGTACAGCACAAGAGCTTGATAGAAATATTATAGAGGGAGCAAGTATAGGATAAACAAAAAAATAAATTAATACGTTATACATATATGAGAATCGTTGAATTAATTTTAGGAGATGATGAATTAACAGGAATAGAAGCTATATCTGTAGTAGAGAATCCTGCTATAGAAGAAGATTTTATCGCACTAAAAAGCGAGGAAATAAAACTTGCAGAGGTAGACAAAGAAAAACGTATTCTAATGGGTGCTTTGCTTGTTCCTAACAAACCTATCTATCGTAAAAAAGGAGAAGAAGAATATTACATATATTTCTCTACAGATACAGTAGCTAAAGCATCACAGCTTTATTTAATGAACGGAAATCAATCTAAAGCTACATTAGAACACCAACACACGATCAACGGATTAACATTAGTAGAATCTTGGTTAGTAGAAGATGAGGTACACGACAAATCAAGAAAGTATGGTTTAAATGTTCCTGTAGGTACTTGGATGGGTGCAGTCAAAGTAAACAACGATGAAATTTGGAACAACTTTGTCAAAACAGGCAAGGTCAAAGGGTTTAGTATAGAGGGTTACTTTGCAGACAAGATGGAAAGACCTAAAGAACCTGTAAACGACTTTGAGAAAGAAGCAGAGGAAAAATTATCTGTCATTAGAGGTATTATTAAAGATGGCGAGAAACATAGTTAGTGTTTATATAAAACCTAAAAGAAAATCACATCCACACAGCAAAAATGCGAGTGTAGGACAAAACAAATATAAAAAACCATATAAAGGTCAAGGAAGATGAGTAAAAGAATAAGTAAAATGCTTTTTAGCAAAGAGAGAGTAGAGTTATCATTAGTTGATGATTTAAAAGCCATACAAAAAGAATCTTCAAAAGCATATGTGGAGTATATTGATGATATGGATACATCTAAAGGCTTTTTATCACAAGCTAAAAAAAAAGCAACTAAAGCTGTACAATTATTAAAAGAATCAGTAGAAACTTATAATAAAACAGAAAAAGCATTTAAAGAATTAGGTGTAGATATGCCAAGTGAATTAAAAAAACAAACGCCTGTTGCTGCATTACAAGAAGCAGAAAAAGATTTGAATATGATGACAACATTATTTTCACAATTCAAAGTAAGATAAAAATGAAAAAATTTGAAACACCAAGTAAGACAAGTCCAAGAGGAGGGCGTAGAGGTTGTTTATGTAAAGATGAAACCTATTCAGTAAAGTGCTGTAAGGGTAATATAATAAATCAAGGAATCGGTAAAATATAAGTTATGAGAAAAAAAGCAATGGATCATATAGTAGCAATTACTAAAAATGATAAACAAGAATTATCTACACACAGAGTAGAATTAAACTTTCAAGCAGACATCCAAAAGTTTTTAGATGAAGTTTATGAAGAAATAGATTATAATGAAAAATTAAATAAATCAATGGATGAGGCTTGGGCAAAAGCAAGAAATGCAGTAAATGATTTAGTAGAGCAAACTAATGAGGTAAAAAATCATTTGCCAAATTTAGATGTAAAAGCAGACGGAAAAGAAATGAAAGACAGAGTTAAGAAAGCAGCGGATGAATTAGGAGTAAAACCTGATGCTGTAAAAGGATATGATCTTATTGATTTAGCAGTTAAAGACGCTAAAGAGCAACAAACAAATGCAAAAATAAACATTAAAGATTCTAAACCTCCAAAAGGAGATTAGATAAAAATGCAAATATAAATTTTAACACGTTATAGTAATATGAAATCAACAGAAATCTTAAACAAAATCAAAACTTTCTTAGGAGAAGAAAAAACTGAGCAAGTAGAGGAAACAAAACTTGAACAAGTAGAAGAAACTCAAGAGGAAGTCAAGTTAGCACAAGCTACACTTGAAAATGGTACAATCTTAGAAGCTGAGGCTTTTGAAGCAGGAAACGAAATCTTTATTGTCTCAGAAGATGATAGAGTAGCAGTACCTGTAGGCGAATATCAAATGGAAGATGGTCAAATGCTTATTATTGAAGAAGAGGGGATCATTGGAGAAATCAAAGCTCAAGAAGCTGAAGAAGAAGTAGAAGCTGAAGAAGAAATAGAGGCTTATGTATCAAAAGAAGAATTTAACTATGCCGTTGAGGAAATCAAAGGTATGATTAACGAGCTAAAAAAGGATAAAGAAGAAATGGCAGAGGAAGTAAAAGAAGAATTAAGCAAAACTCCTGCTGTAGAGCCTATTGCTCACAATCCTGAAGCTCAAGAGAAATTTAAAGTAAGATTCGGTAATAACCGAAAAGAGACTGCTTTAGATAGAGTAATGAAAAAATTAACCAATAATTAAAATTAAATAAAATGCCAAATCCAACTATTACAAGTAGTAGCTATGCAGGAGAGTTTGCAGGTAAATATATCGCTGCATCTTTATTGACAGCAAAAACTTTAGATGATGCTGCTATTAGCATACTACCAAACATTAAGTACAAGGCTGCTATGAAAGTAGGGGCTTTTTCAAATTTAGTAAGAAGTGCTGACTGTGATTTTGACTCGTCAACTTCAGGTCTTACACTTACTGAAAAAGTATTAACACCTGCTGAGTTACAGGTAAACTTACAAATCTGTAAAAAAGAATTACACGCTGATTGGGAAGCTGCACAAATGGGATTCTCTGCGTTTGACAACTTACCTCCACTATTCTCTGACTTTGTTATTGCAAGAGTAGCTGCTGAGGTTGCAAGTGCAACTGAATCATCTATTTGGTCAGGATCATCAGGAGAGGGTAACTTTGACGGCTTTGTTACATTAGCAGGAGCTGATTCTACAGTAGTAGATGTATCTGCTGCAACAGTAACTTCAGCAAACGTAATTGCTCAATTAGGAGCTATTGTAGATGCTATTCCATCAGGAGTTTACGGAGCAGATGACCTTATTATCTATGTATCACAAAACATTTATAGAGCTTACATTAGAGCTTTAGGTGGTTTTGGTGCATCAGGATTAGGAGCTGCAGGTTATGACAACAAAGGTAACAATCAATCATTAGATGGTTTATTCTTTGATGGTGTCAAGATTTATCCATCTTCAGGTTTTGCTGATAACAGAGCAATCGCTGCAAGATCAAGCAACTTATTCTTCGGAACAGGTCTATTAAACGACAGAAACGAAGTAAAAGTAATTGATATGTCAGATATCGATGGATCACAGAACGTAAGAGTAGTAATGAGATACACAGCAGGATGCCAAATTGGTGTAGGTGCTGATGTAGTTCTTTATTCTTAATTAACTAACATATAAAGGGGTAGTTAACCCTACCCTTTTTTTATAACTAATAATTATGGCTTTTACATTAACAACAGGTAGAAAAGTCCCTTGTAAATCGGCAGTAGGTGGTCTCAAGACTGTTTACTTTGCAGATTACGGAACTCTTGGTGCTGCTACGATTTCAGGAGGAGAAGTTACTGCTTTAGCAGGAAGTCCTGCTTTATTTCAATTTGATATTAAAGGTAATTCTTCTTTAGAAACTGCAATCAATAGCTCAAGAGAAAATGGTACTACTTTCTATGAAACCACATTAAACTTAACACTTACGTTTCTTGAAAAAGCTACACAAGAAGAATTAAAATTAATTGCACACGCAAGACCTCACGTATTTGTAGAGGACTACAATAGCAATTATTTTGTTATAGGCTTAGAACACGGAGCTGAGGTAACAGGTGGATCAATTGTAAGTGGAGCTGCTATGGGAGACCTTAGTGGATTTACTTTAACACTTGTAGCACAAGAAACTGCACCACCTTACTTTATTACAGGTTCTGTAGTAACAGGAGATGCAAGTGCAACTCAAATAACACCTAATTAAAAATAATTTCTTATATTTATAAGAGTTTTCATTAATTTTTAGTTTTGTTTTAAAGGGGAGGTTTTTACCTCCCTTTTTTTATACACAAAATCTTAAGTTTGTACGTTATATAAGTATGATACACTTAACGACATCTGCATCAGCTCAGACATTAAAAGTAATACCAAGAAGTTACGCTTCAAGTGTGAGTATGATACTAAGAGACGATTCAACAAATGCCTCAACAACATACTCAGTAAGCACTACAACAGACAAAAATTATTTAGTGATATCACAAGCATTAAGTCCTGTACTTGTAGAGGGTAGATTTTATGACCTAACTATAAAAGAGGGAAGTAATGTAATATATAAAGATAAAGTTTTTTGTACTGATCAGTCAGCAGCTTCTTACACAGTCAATAGTGGAGAATATACAGTACCAACAGGAAACGATGTCTTTGATAATGATTATATTGTAATATGAAAAATAAATCAGATTTAAGTATTGTAAATTTAAGCACCTATACTTCTCCACAAGTTAAAGAAGTAAGAGGCAAAGACTTTATAGAATACGGAGAAGATAACAACTACTTTCAATATCTTATAGACAGATACAACGGAAGTCCTACTAATAACGCTATTATAAATGGTGTTAGCGAGATGATCTACGGAAAAGGGTTAGATGCTACTAACTCAAATAAAAAGCCGAATGAGTACGCTCAAATGAAGTCGTTATTTAACAATGACTGTACAAGAAAGTTATGTTATGACTTAAAACTTATGGGGCAATGTGCAGTACAAGTTATCTATTCTAAAAACAGAGCAAAGATTGTACAGTTAGAGCATATGCCAATAGAGACACTAAGAGCTGAAAAGTGCAATGAAAAAGGAGAAATAGAAGCCTACTATTATTTTAGTGATTGGTCAAAGTATAAGCGAGGAAACGAACTTAAAAGAATACCTGCATTCGGAACTTCTAAAGAGGGATTAGAAATACTTTATATAAAGCCTTATAGAGCAGGTTTTAAATATTATAGTCCTGTAGATTATCAAGGGGGAACGCAATACGCAGAATTAGAGGAGGAAATTTCTAACTTCCATTTAAACAACATACTAAACGGACTTGCACCAAGTATGTTAATTAACTTCAATAATGGAACTCCTGATCCTGAACAAAGAGAAATGATAGAAAGAAGAATCTACGAAAAGTTTAGTGGCTCAAGTAATGCAGGTAAATTTATTTTAGCATTTAACGACAATCCTGAAACAGCAGCAAGTATAGAGCCTGTACAGTTAAGTGATGCACACCAACAATACGAGTTTTTAAGCAACGAGAGTTCTAAAAAGATTATGGTATCTCACAGAATTGTAAGTCCTATGTTATTTGGTATCAAGGACGACACAGGGTTAGGTAACAACGCTGACGAGTTAAAGACAGCATCTATACTATTTGACAATCTTGTAATTAAGAGCTTTCAAGGACTTTTAATTGATGCTTTTGATAGAATACTTGGTTACAACGAGATCTCTTTGCATTTATACTTTAAAACGCTTCAGCCACTTGAATTTGTAGACTTAGAGAACGTAGAGGACGAAGAAACAAAAGAAGAAGAAACAGGAGTTAAGTTAAAAAAGATAGATGGTAAAAATGTTTACCCTACAAAAGAAGAAGCTATAGAAAAAGCGAAAGAGATGGGATGCGAGGGTTACCACGTACACGAAGAAAACGGAACTTGGTATATGCCTTGTAAAGATCATTCAGAAACACAAGATTTATCAGAGGATGATTTTAGAGACAATATAGCACAAGACCTAATAGACTTAGGAGAAGATGAAGAAGAACTTTTAAAAGATTTTGATTTAGTAGATGAATCAGAAGTAGATTATGAGTTTGACGATGAAATGGATGAATTAATAGAACAAACTAATGACGAAGTAAAGTTAGCAAGAGTAGGAAAAGCTACACCATATAGAGAAAGCGATCAAGACGGAAAAACACCTGCAAGTAAATTATTAGGTTATACATTTTTAGTAAGATACTATTATAGTCCAAATAGAGTTAAAGCTACATCAAGAGAGTTTTGTAAAAAAATGGTAAGAGCTAAAAAGGTTTATCGTAAAGAAGATATAAAAGCTATGGATCAAATAGCAGTCAATGCAGGGTTTGGTAAAAGTGGATCAGATACTTACTCTATATGGCTATATAAGGGTGGAGCAAGATGTGAACACTATTGGTCTCGTAGAACTTATTTAAGAAAAGACGGCAATAAGAGTTTAGGTAAAAAGCTATATGATAGTGAGGCTAAGAGACGAGGTTTTACACCTCCCAAGAACGCAAAGAAAGTAGCAATAAAACCAAAGGATATGCCTTACAAAGGATATACAGCAGCATACGCAAAAAGAATAGGAATAAGTAGATAATTATGGCAACAGCATTATTCATATCGAGAACAGATTTAGTCAAGAATAGTATTATTGATGGCAATACAGATACTGATAAATTTATACAGTTTATTAAGTTAGCACAAGAGATTGAAATAAGAAACTACTTAGGAACTAAACTTTATGAAAAGCTACAAGCTGATATAGCAGGATCAGGTGTTTCAGGTAATTATCAGATATTGTTAAACAAATATGTACAACCTATGTTGATTTGGTTTGCACAAGCAGAGTACATACCTTATGCTGCATATCAAATAAAGAACGGAGGAGTGTTTAAGCATACAAGCGAGAACTCAGAAACAGTTTCAAGAAGCGAAGTAGACTATTTAGTAAACAAAGCAAGAAACACAGCAGAGTATTACACGCAAAGATTTTTAGATTACATTAATAATAATAGTAATTTATTTCCTGAGTATAATGACAATCAGGGTGGCGATGTTTACCCAGACAGCGATGGATTATTTAACGGATGGGTATTGTGATATACAAACCAAAAGAAAAAAATATAATTAAATTAAAACAGTATTTAAATGGCAAATACGATAAATTGGGGAATAGCGTACAGCTATGGTTATTGGGGCAACGCAACAACAACCAATAGTTGGGGAGATGATTATATAGTAGAGTATTTAACTTCTGATCTTAGGAGAAGAGTGCAGATATACGAAAACAACACAATGACTAATCAACTATTAGAGAATATACAATGAGTTTACTACAAAAAGCATCCATAATAACCACACCTACAGCTTATGCTGAGGACTACTTATATTCTATAAAACCTGCTTATGCTTTAGGCTCAGAGCTTGTTACAAATGGTAATTTTGCTACAGATTCAAATTGGACAAAATCAAGTGGGGCAGTTATATCAAATGGTGTGGCAACTATAACAGTAACAGGTGGTGGCTTTCAATCAGTAGCACAAAGCATATCTCTATCTAATACAAAAAAATATAGAATAACTGCTGTAGTAAATGGAACTTCA